CAAGTCAATCTGCTTATACGGAGCAGGCGGTGCCAAATGATGCAGCAGGAACTCTTTATTAAGCACTGGTATGTCAAACCTAGTGCCGTTATAGTGGCACACAGCATCGGCCTCAGAGATCAGATCGTGTATCCACTGAAGCATAGTTTTGGATTCTTTGGTCTGAAACACAGAATCGAACATGACCTCTTTCTTGCCGTGCCACTTTGCTGCCCAACACAGGACATAGGAAGACTCTAGCAAATGCTCAGGACTGATGTACTGGTCACGAAGGCCCCAGATGTGTGCAGTGTTGGGACTTGTTTCGATGTCTAGCATCAACAGTTTCATTCGGTGTCCTCATTCAAAGCATCAAAGTATTCCTGTACATCTACTGCAGTGTACCGCTTTTCTTCAAAGTAACGCTGGAACAAACACTCATCAATGTCGCCATCAATCTTCACTTTGTTACGCACGCCTTCAAAGCCAACGTGCTCAAGGAAGCGGCAGAACTGCCACAGGATCGGATGCCAAGTCTGATCGTCATCAAAGTCGTGTCGCGCCTCTAGTACTGTTTCTGACGGAAACGGACTGTCAGACCTGTCATCAAACTCTTGGCCTTCATAAATAAATCTATACGTTGTCATTGTTAACTCTCCTCAATAATTCAAAAAAGTATTCACAGTCTACCACAACCAGGGGCTTATCTCTGTTTTGCTTGATGACGAGCACTGGCTCGTATCCTCTACAGTTGTCCTTCGCTTGTTGATAATGTCCATATACTGAGATGCTTGCTCTGGACTTGCATTCCACACTGATTGGTAACTTCCGTCTGGCTGCTGGACTAAGAAGCAAGTCTTCCCCTGACACGCCCATGCTAACTGAACGAACATCATCAGGCTCCAGTGCGAACTTTGCGATTATAAGGTCTCTTACTACCTGCTGGAGAACTCTTCCCTTTGCTTTCGCTGATGATGGCTTCAATATCAACTTCCTTTCTGGTTTTGATCCACGACTTCGGTATGTGCATTCTGGCATTACTGGAGTCCATACTGACCGTGTTGGCGATGCAGATAGCATCGTCTGCCTCCGACACAATCCAGCCAAGCGTGTAACACTTGTGGATCTCTGTCTTTGTGCCTTCTTGCCAGCCTGCATCTGCTACAGCATCAACCCATTCGACATAAACTATCGGGGCTTTTTCCAGACCTGATTTGGTTTTCTTCGTATCCATAATAATTGTGCCTGCTCCGTTAAATAGGTTTCATCGTTGTCGTATGCTTTCAAAACTGCTTCATAAAGTTGATCTTCAGTCTTGCAACCTTTTAGAATCTTCTCTGCCTTCTTAGGACCAATGCCTCTCAGTCCAGGCACATTATCAACACGATCACCAGTCAGCACCTGCATATAAAAGGTGTACAGCGTGTCGTCTTCGTCAACCCAAAACTTCTCATTCTTTCTCATGTTATAGTGCCAGCCACGGATCATATTCAGATCCTTGTCGGTAGTGCAGATAACATAGTCCTCTGGATCTAAATCATAAGCAGCAATGCCGATAGCATCATCGGCTTCTTGGTGCTGCTCAATATTAAATTTCCAAGCACTATTTAGGTAAGTCCTAAGCAACTCCAAATGCTTAGGCTTTTCTTGCGTCCTATTACCTTTATAGGGCTGTGTCTTCGCTAGTGTAATACGAAAGTTCTGATGACCTGTAAGCCAACCATCAGCATCGTCACAACCAGCATGAACATAGACAAGTTCTTCAATGTATTCAGAGCACTTGCTGAGGGCTGTCTTCTCGTCATATTCCTCACAACCAGCAGCGAGAGTATAGGCGACAATATCACCATCAACAAGTGCGATCACGGCTTAGGCTCGTGCGATTGAGTAACCGAGTTGTCCGTGAATACGGCTCAGTCCTTTGCTTCGCAGATACTTACGGAGTGCGTTGCGAGCCTGCTCATACTTCGTCAGTCCCGAAAATGCTTTGAGGGACAACTTTTTACCATTAAATCGAATAACGTACATAATTATCCTTTCGGTTATGTTTACAGAACTTCATCAAGTGCTTCTTCAGTCGCTTGGCCTTCTTCGTAAGCAACCAAAGAATCAATCACTAACTTAGTCGCAGACGGGGAAGTGCCTTTCTTGTTTTTCCACGCCCACTCGTAAGTACCAACTACAGCCGTAGCCGTAGATCCGTTACCGACAGGCGTAGTCTCAAGACTATTCCCGCTGGCATCGAATACTTTGATTGGCACTGTGCTCTTGCAAGTAATGAAAAAGCCTTTCTCTGGCTTGTCTTCACGCTTACGAACCTCAATGCCAAGACCTTCAAGAGCCTTCACTGCGTTATCAGACAGATTGCATAAATCTACCTGATACTTAGTGGACATCTCGTTAGGTTTGTTGTGAAAGCACCACATAATTGTGGCTTTAACCTTCACTGGTTTTGCTAGGTCGTTCATTTAATTATCTCCTTTAAGGTTAATGAACACTGGTTTCGTCCTGCTTGCTTTGTGCTTGAACCACCATCATAGCAGCAGTTTCCAAAATGTCAAGTATTTCGTCATAGTCCTCTGATAAGTCTTTAGAGTATGCCAAGTGTACCTGACCGTTTACAACAGCAATCATGATTGCTGAATCTGGTTCCTCAAATTCTTCTAGTGCGTCTGACACCAATTATCCCCTATCTTGTACTCCCCATCAAGGGGACACCGCATCTTTAATAGTACACCAGCCTTGCGTATGCTGTCAACTGCTAATTCCCCTACTCTTTGTGCGTGTTCTACTTTGGCTTCTATCTGGAATTCATCGTGCACATTGGCAACGAAGTGTGCATCTAACTTGTTCCGTCTAAGTTCAATGTCAAGCAAGACCAGAGCCTTCTTCATCACTATCGCACCAGCACTCTGCAGTAGCGTGTTAAGCGCTGCGTGTGCGGAACGGATGTGTAGTTTCCTACCGTCCAGACCTGGAAGCGTGCCTTGTACCGATAACTGGTCAACCTTGTCTCGAAGTCTTTTGAGGCTCGGAGTGTTCCGAAGAAAATTATCGATGAGTTTCTGACCATGCGCCGCTGAACCACCAACAATCTTCCCGATCTTGGCAGGCCCTGCGCCATAGAGTAAAGCATAAATGAATGTCTTGGCTTGCGCCCTAGTTTCAAGACCTGCCGCAGTCTGGTTTTTTGTATGGATGTCACCTTCAACGATTTCTCTAGCATAGTTCTTATCCTTCATATAGTGTGCCAACATCCGCAACTCTAGCGATGCAGCATCGACACCAACCAATTTATAACCCTCTGACACCGTAAACAACTCTCTGCAGTCAGCACCATACTCTGAGCCTACCGATGGAACCTGAGCCATATTAGGACTGTGGTGAGTCATTCGTCCCGTGACTGCTCCGTTGGTGATGACCTTACCGTGAACCCTGTGCTCGTCAGATACACTTTCAATCCAGGATTCAACCATAGCCACCCTTTTCTGAATGAGTAAGTATTCAGCAATGGCTTTTGCTTCTGGTATATCAACTCCTGCCAGAGTAGACTCATCAACTATTACTTGACCTTTTTCTGTGTGCTTCTTCGGTTGCCAGCCTTTTTCGATGAGGCGCTTGGCGATTTGCTGCCTTGAGCCTGGGTTAAAGACTTCGACATGGTCCTTGAGTCTCTTTCCTGTTTTTTCACTAACTCGCTCGGTAACGATTGGCGGAAAGATGCCATGTAAGGATGCCTCAATTGAAGCCATCTTATCTTTAAGGCTTGCCAAAAGCACCATACCTTTAGGCAGATCGAATCTAAAACCTCTGCGCTCTTGCCTAGCAATGATGATTGCGACTTGGTGCTCAAGTTCGATGCTTTCTTCTGAAAAACCATATTGCTCTTGCTCCTTTAAAACTGCGTTATAGACTTTTTCTAACACTTCGACATCACGGATGCAGTACTCTTGCATCTCTTCAGTGTGGCCCCCATCAAAGTCCTGAAAGTCAATCTTTTCTGTTCCCAGTCTTGTTCCCCATGCTGCGAGGCTGTGACCGTTTTCTCGGCTTGGACTCATCAGCCTTGACATGACTAGGGTGTCTACGCACATTGATGCTTTGATCTTCGTATTCCATAGCCTGTTCAAGATCGGGTAATCGAAGAAGATTCCGTTGTGGGCCACCAGTAGCGGATTGCCCTCTAATACTTTTAATAAAGTGTCGGCCTTGCGATGACATTCAACTACCCCGCTTCTTTGATCCTTTGTTACGCACAACCAGATCTGGCTGGCTTGGCTGTTCGTTTCTATGTCCAGGAATACTACCCGCCTCTGACCATCGGTTTTCATCTTCTGCCTTTTTCAGAATAGTACCGTCATCCATTAGAACATATATCGTCATTACACCACTCTTGTTGAGCACTGTCGAGACACTAACGGGGTTCAAGTTCTTTCTCCACGAGTCGAGCAAACTGAATAATCTTCTTGTCGCCAGAGATAGCATAACCAGCAACAAAGACCTTGGATGCGCCAGTCTCCTTTTCCAACTCAAGGATGCGCTCATCTGTCAATTCTGTTGGCTTCGTCAGTCCAGCAACATATTCATCAAGCTGCTCTTTTGTTTTGATGTAGTCTAGCGGATTAAATTCTTTGTAACCCTCTAACTTTACATCATAGGGGACACCACTAACCTTCGGCATAAGACCTCCACAGTGCGAAGATAATAACAAATAAAAGAAAAAGAACGAAGATGGCTGCACTTTGTGCGTGCAGATGTGCTAATTGCTCAGTCCAATAAGTTTTCATGTGCTCACCTTAGCAGCAAGATAGAGTCCAACATTCCCAATTGCATAGCCAATAAAAGCAATGCCAAGACCAAGATTACCACGCCAAAGTAAGTCAGCAGCCACCACCGCATAAACAACTCCTATGATCGCTATGAGCGTAGCACTCATGCGGCCTTTTTCAGTGTTTCGATAGACTTCTCAAGTGTCTTGACAACTAGGTCACGCTGTTGCTCGTACAGTTTGTCAAAGCCTTTTGAGGAAGACCGAATCTCAATAAACTCTTTGATGATGTCCTTCATCGAAAACTTCTGATTGACGATGGGGTCATCACCGTTGCCTAAAAAGATTGAACACTCTAAGTAGCCATCGTCATCAAAGCCGATGTAGTTATCCAATCTTAGTTTCACTTCCGACTGTTTCATAAAACTCTCCAATAGTGATTAAGGTTTTTCTTGCTTGCTCTCTTACTTCCTGATTGACTGCCCATCCAAAATACTCTGGATGTAGCAGTTCTCTCAGAAACCGTACACAGGCATTGACTCGTGCTTCCTCATCGTCACGCTGCTCTGTTAAAATCCTGACTTCTTCGTGCAATCGATCAATCTCTTTGTCTTTCTCTTCCAGGTAGACATTGACCTTTGCTGATGACCAGTGCTCTATCATTTTAGTCCTCTGATAATGGATGCCACGAATGCGATTATACCGATGATTATTGGTGATGTCATGTGTTCTTCTCCTTTAATTTGGATTCAATGGCATTACATACTTGAGGCCAGGGAATAGTTATTAGAAGGTCTTCCATTTCTTCTTCAGTCAGACCAACCCATTTCGGCTGCACTAGTGCTTGGCGTAGTGCTTCCTCAATCTCTTGATTAACTTCGCTAAAGTTTTCCATCGCTAGTGCTTGGCGTAGTGTTTCTATAGAATTTTTGAGTCGTCCGTTTGAGATAACTCCATATTCACATCTTTCCAAAGCCTCTAGCGCCTGCTCTGCTGCTTTGCGTAGGTCGCTCATAATGATGCCTCGTTTATCTCAGTCATACGGCCAGTATATTTGTCATAGAGCACGGCACAGGCTTTGCCAGTCTCGCCACTATATCTATTTTTTATTACTCGCACTCTAGTAGTATTCCTTTCTATAGGGTCTTCATGCTGCGCTGCTCTTTCTAAGCCTAACACCATATCCGCCAATTGTCCAATGCTACCAGATCCACGCAATTGATTCAAGGATGTCACTGCACCTTCCTCATGGCCTTTGCCGTCAGGTCTGCGTAGGTGTGACACAACAAAGAGGGACACACCAGTCTCTTGCACGATCATGCGCAGTTTGGTCATGATCTCATCCAGTGCTTTGCGTTCATCGTTGTGGCCTTGATCGGATACTACGATGCTCACATGGTCTAAGAGAATATAACGGCAATCAAGCCCACGAGCAAAGTAGCGAACCCGATTGATAATGTTATCGATAGCAGTGCTACCAAAACAATCATAAAAATAGAGTCGATCAGATCCGAGTGTTTTGTCGAATGCCTCTTTCTTATCTCTATCATCTGCGTCTACCTCCGCTAAATGTAATGGCTTATTGATCGCCAGCGACATCAGCGACAGTGCCGTGCGCTTTACTGACTCTTCCAAGAACATGATCCCAATGTTGTCGTTGGTTTCACACAACAACTGCCAAATAATCTCACGCATGAACTGTGACTTGCCAAGACCAGAGCCAGCAGTGACCACCACCATCTCTTGCTGCCTGATGCCACCAGTCATGCCATTAAGGCCGACATAAGGATAGTGTGCCTGTGCCTTCGGTAGCGGCTGCATGACCAATTCCAGCAGGTCTGAGCCAGCGATAATGCCATCAGGAACATACTGCTCTGCTGCCCACCATGCCTTAACAAAGTCTGCACCTTTGCTGTCTTTAAGATAGTCACAGGCATCTTTGTAGGTGTCACCAAACTTGACGATCTTGACCTTGCTACCGAATAACTCTGCCACCTCATCGGCGGCTTGTCTTCCAGGTTCATCAGAATCAAAGGCTAACACAATAGTCTCAAAGCTGTCAAGCCATTCATATTGTGCCTGACAGTCTTTGAAGGCACTCTGAGCACCGTTCTTGATGGATACGACTGGATACTTTGATCCCATCATCTGATAAGCCGCTAGTGCATCTAACTCGCCTTCGACAACAGTGACATAGCGGCCACCTTTGTTCCACATCGCTTGTCCGAACAAGAGTGCATCTTTGATGTTGCCTTGGCTACGGAAATGTTTATCAG